TTTATTTGCTGACTTATCTGCAAGCGCACCTATAGCTAAGTTCGTTACGGTTGTTCGTGACTTTGTTGTATGTGCTAACATTGGTTCTGGTACAAATCCAAGCAGAGTGCAATGGTCTGACTTAAATGATGAAACAGACTGGGTATCAGGCCCTACAAGCCAATCAGATTATCAAGAGATGTCAGACGGTGGCAACATTACTGGCTTAACTGGTGGTGAGTTTGGTCTAGTATTGATGGAACGTGCTATTGCGCGTATGACCTACTCAGGTTCACCATACTTCTTCCAGTTTGACATTATTTCGCGCGGTTTAGGTTGTATTGAACCTGGGTCTGTAGCACAATATGGCAGTACAACATTCTTCTTGTCTGATAACGGCTTTTATTCATGCAATGGGCAAGCATTAGAGCCAATTGGTGCTGAAAAAGTAGACCGATTCTTCTTAGATGACGCAGACCAAGCAGCTTTATCGCAAATGAGTGCGACTATTGACCCATTACGCAAACTAGTAATATGGGAATACCGTGATAACAATCAAAATAGTTCATTATTGATATACAATTGGCAAGTAAAACGCTGGTCTTACGCTATTACTGACGCAGATTACCTATCAACAGCCACAACACCGGCATTGACGCTAGACGCATTAGACGTATTTGGTACAGTAGACACCATTACTACCTCATTTGACTCACGAGTGTGGGTTGGTGGTAAAGCTACATTGGCTGGCATACGTGGTAATAGTATAATTACCTTTACTGGTGGCAATACTGGCGCTGAAATTGCTACAGGTGACATTGAGTTATCACAAAACTCTATGGTTGGCGTAATTAAACCAATAGTAGACCAAGGTTCATGCGATGCACAGATAGCCTCACGTAGAGGTCTTAACGATGACATCAATTACAGCGCAACAAGCGTACAAAATGCTGATGGTCGTTGTCCAGTTCGTTCGGCAGGCAGATTTCATCGCATCAAGCTATTACCTACAGGCGATTGGACAGCCGCAGTAGGCATGGACATAGAAGCAGCAACACAGGGCAATAGATAATGGTTCAATTTGTCACATTACCACAGGGCGGTGCAGACCAACGGCAAGTTGCCGAGGTTGTCCGTGGTATAATGGATGGCAAGACTAATAACACAGGTTCTGTTACGTTAGCTACAGGCGGTGCAACAACTACAACGCTATATAACGAACGCATTGGCTACGATTCTGTCATTATCTTAGAGGCTAATAGCGCAGCATCATCATCAATGGCATTGCCTTATGGTGCATGGCAGGATAGCACAGACCAAGTAGCAGCGAACACAACTACAGCCTACGCAGTTACGTTAAATACAGTTGATTATGAGAATGGCGTAACTTTAGCTAGTGGGTCAAGAATAACAGCAGGTTATTCAGGCTTATACAATTTACAATTTAGCATACAGTTATCTAACATAGACAATGCTACGCAAGACGTAGACATTTGGTTTAGAGTTAACGGCACAGACATACCTAAGTCTAACAGTTTATTTGGTCTAGCACCAAGGAAGAACGCAACTGACCCATACCATGTTATTGCTGCCATGAACTTCTTTGTAGAATTGGCTAAAAATGATTATGTGGAAGTTATGTGGAGGCCGTCTAATGTGTTAGTAACTATTGACGCTAAACCAGCGCAAACTAGTCCAACACGACCAACTACTCCAAGTGCAATAGTAACCATGCAATATGTATCAGTAGATGGCTATACAAGCAATATATTTACATCACCATACATAAGTAGTCAAACTAGAGGTAGTGCAGTAATTTCACACCCAGCCAACACAACGGCAGGGTTAACTTATAAATATATTATAGTGGGCTAATGGAAGCTAAATTTATACCGCCAAGTGAGTTAAGAGAATGGTGGACATTTGCAAAAGAAGGCTTACAGGCTGTTTTAAATAAATCGCCTGAGGATTATATCCAAGAAGAAGTTTTTGTGGCTCTATGGCTTCAGAAATCAATGCTATGGGTATTCCTAGATGGGGAAAAGCCAGCAGGTTTTACTGTGCTAACACCAGAAGGTGATAATTTGTTTGTTTGGGCAGTATGGGGCAAAGAGCCGCAAAGTTCTGAAGTAGTAGCGGAATGCTTTGATATTATTAAAGGGATAGCCAAGCAGGGAAACGCAAAGAGTATTACATTTGGTTCTCATCGTCTTGGATGGGATAAATTAGCAAGAAAATTAGGATTTACACCTAGACAATGGGAATTAAGATTAGAGGATTAAGATTATGAGTTCAAAACCACAAAACGTCACACAAGTACAATCAATTGACCCAATGCTACAGCCTTTCGTCAAGCAAGGGCTAAATAATGCTACGAGTTTATATAATCAGCAAACAGCAGTTGATGCACAAGGCAACTTAATTAATCCAGCGTATTATCCTGGTCAAACTTATGTAGGCGCATCAGACCCAACACAGGCTGCTTTGTTAGCGCAACGTAATCGTGCTATGCAAGGCAATATGCTTAATCCTACTGCACAACGTCAACAGTTAAATACAATTAGCGGTGATTACCTAGCTGGCAACCCATTCTTTGGCGGTGCATTTAAAGGTGCAGCAGAACAGGCTACAAACGCGTATAATCAATCTGTAAATTCAGCATTGTCTAACGCATCACAAGCAGGTCGTTATGGTTCTGGCGCAATGAACACAGCATTAGGTGGCGCAGGTCAAACACTTGCTAACTCACTAGCTAACACAGCCGGCAATCTAGCGTATCAAAACTATGGCGCAGAACGCAGTATGCAACAACAAGCAGCACAAAATGCACCATCACTAGCACAAGCTGATTACTACGACATTAACCAACTAGCACAGGCTGGTCAAGGTTACGAAGGTTATTCACAACTAGCATTACAAGATGCGTTAAATCGCTGGAACGCAACACAAAATGCACCGCAAAACGCATTAAATACATACATGGGTTACGTTACTGGTTCGCCACAAGGTTCACAAACTACTTCACAAGTATATAGAAATCCTTTGTCAGGGGTTGCTGGTGGTGCTGGTATTGGTGGTTCAATAGGCGGTGGTACAGGCGCTTTAATAGGTGCTGGTTTAGGTGGTCTTGCTGGTCTTTTAGGTTAGGAGTTAAGTATGGCAATTTCAGATTTTTTTAGCGGTGGTCAAACTCCAGATTATCTATCAGGCTTGCTTGATGATGAACAGTTACGCAGACTTAAACAAAACGCACAACAAAATGCTTTAATGCAGTTTGGTCTATCTGCTTTAGCACAAGGTGGTTACTCACAAACTCCAGTAGGCATTGGCGAGATACTAGGTAAAGCTGGTATGGCTGGTATGCAAGGTTATCAACAAGGCATACAAAGTGGCATAGAAGGCATAGGTACTCGTGCTAAATTAGAAGAAATGCAACGTGTTAAAAAACAACGTGCTGCAGAAGATTTGTTTAGAAGCAGAATTGGTAAACCAAATGCAACTCGTGATGTCATGACTCAAAGTACTGTGCAAGTTCCATCAGCACAAGGTACTGTTGCGCCAAACTTTCAAACACAAATGCCAGAGCCAACTGTAACGCAAGAACAATACTTTAGTCCAGATGTGATGATGCAAGAGGCATTATCATCAGGTGTGTTGCCATTTGATAAGTATTTAGAGTTATCTGCAAAACAAAAAACAGAATCACCATTTGGTAAAATTGACCCATCTAAATTTACTCAAGACTCTGTATTAAAGTTTAACACTACTGGTAATTATGCAGATTTAGTTGCAACTCCTCCTAATCCAAATTCATTTATTGAGTCTTATGAGTATGCTGTAAAAAATGGCTACCAAGGAAGTCCAGAGGATTGGAAGAAATTAGATGTTGTAGCTGCTCAACAATTCATGGCGCCTTACAAACAAACGGAACAAGAAGCAACTAAAGCTGCAACAGATTATAGATTTAAGCGCCCACAAAACTTTTCTGTTACTGCTGGCGGTAAAGTATATTACTTCCCAGACCAACAATCCGCAGATGCCTTTAAAGCAAGAACTAAACCAAAAGCAAGGAATAACTAATCATGGCTACATTAGATGAATTAGCAGCACAATTTGGCGGTACGACAGCACCAATCTCAGAGGGGTTCCAAGAGGCGCCATCAGGAATTCGTGTGCCTTGGTCAAACTTGCCACCTGCAAAAGCAGATGAAGCTAGGTTAAGAGCAGCAGAATATGCGCGTAAAAAACTTGATGCTAACGCAGCCGTAATACAACAAGGTGAAGACATACAGCGTAAATTTGATGAGTTTAAAGCATTAAATACTCAAAATAGAACTGGTGAATTTTATTCTGGTCTGTTGCCTCAATTCTTGCAAGGTGCGCCAGAACAACGCATGACATCTATTCTTAGTAAACTTGCACCAGGTATGCGTATTGAAGGTTCTGGTACAACGTCTGACCGAGATATTGCTATGTATATTAGGTCATTGCCAAATGTTGAAACAAAAGGTAGTGTTAACCAAGCCACAATAGATTCATTTAATAAAGACTTAGCTAGGTCTAAAGCCAAGTTACAATTCTTAAATGAGTATTACAATACTTATGGTCATCTTGATGGCGCTGATACAGTTTGGTCTAAAAATTACGCAAGCAAGTACGAAGCGCCTCCTGCATTAAAAGCAGGTACTAAACAATCAAAAAACAAAACAAATGCAGTTTTTGACGAGGCTAATGCAATTATTAAAGGAACCCGATAATGGCTAGCGCAGAAGAATACGCACAATGGATTATTCAGAATAAAGATAAAAAAGGCAGCGATGATTTTAATAAGGTTGTTACTGCTTATAATGCTGCAAAATATAAAGAAAATAAATTAGACTTTTCTCATTTAGAAAGTCAAAAACAAGAAAGCGATGCTACTAGGGCTGCGTTACAAGAAGAATCATGGTTATCTCGCAACTTAAAAGGTGCTGCTACTGCACCATCTAACTTGTATGAAGGCGCTAAACAATTATATAGCGAGTTAACAAACCCACAAGAGTACATGAATCCAAGAACAGGTGAAACATCATCTGTGCCAGTTCAAGGTTATACGGCATTACCTAGACAACAATACGATACATCTAAAATTAAGCAAAATAGAATTATTGCTGAAGAAGCGCCTATTGGTGCTATTGCAGGTAATGTAGCTACAGCAGTTCCATTAGCGTTTGTTCCTGGTGCAAATCGTACTGGTGGAAGTATGGCATTAAGCGGAATATATAGTGCATTACAGCCAACATTAGGTTCAGAAAGCAGAGTAGAAAATATTGCTACAGGTTCTTTATCTGGTGGTCTATTACCAAATGCACCTAAACTATTAGCAAACCCATTGAGTTCTGGTGCTAATAAATTAATGATGTCTGCCATTAAACCAGGTAAAAAAGAATTGGAGTCTGGAGTAGGACAAAAAGCAGCACAAACAATGCTTGAAGAAGGTGTAAATCCAACTATTGGCAGAACGATATTTGGTCGTGGCTTAGATACATTAGAATCAAAAATTGGCGCGTTGAATAATGAGATTTCTAGCATCATTAAAAATTCTAATAAAAGCATTAGCAAAGACAGCGTAATTAGTTATTTAGATAATTTAATGGAAAAAGCAAAGTATTCTCTTGCGCCAGAGTCAGATATGGCAGCAGTACAAGCTGTTAAAGACCAGTTTATTGCACATCCATTAGCTACTGGTTCTCAAATTCCCGTGCAACTTGCTCAAAAATTAAAGCAAGGTACATACAAATCTATTGGGACTAAAAACTTTAATGAACTCGGTGGTTATACTAAAGAGGCATTACGTTCTGGTGCTAAAGGATTAAAAGAGGAAATTGCAAGAGTAGAGCCAAGTGTTAATCTTTTAAATGCAAAAGAATCAGACTTAATAAACGCATTAGATGTTGCTGAGTCTAGGGCTTATACAGCATTAAAAAATAATCCAGTTGGCATTGCAGGTTTATCAAGTAGTCCTGCTCAATTAGCTGCAATGATGGCTGATAGAAGTGATGCGTTTAAAGCATTAATTGCACGAATGATGTATCAGTCAAGCAAAGCATTAAAAAGAGTTCCAATGCCAGCAAATAAAGGTATTGTTGGATTACCAGCATCTGCTGCAGTAAGTTCATATAATCAATTAAACACACAACCTGGTTTATTAGATTAATAAGTAGAAATAACAAGGAATAATTATGGCAAAAACCAAGATAAGCGAGTTTAGTTCTACCCCAGCCAATAACACCGATATTGATGGTATAAACATTGGCGAGGGTATGCTACCTTCAAACGTGAACAACTCCTTCCGTGAGTTGATGTCACAATTAAAAAATCAACAAGACGGCTCAGACGGCAGCGACTTTACTGTAGGCGGTAACTTAACTGTTGCTGGCACTACTACAACAACCGGAACGCACACATATAACGGTGCAGCTACATTTAACGGTGCTGTCACCATGACATCTACTGCTAACCTAGGTACTAATGCTACGGTAGGCGGTGGTGTTGTTAATAACACAGTAATCGGTAATACCACAGCACAAACTGTACGAGGCACAACTATCACAGCCACAACAGGCTTTGTAGGAGGCTTAACAGGTAATGTAACGGGTAATCTTACAGGTAACGTAACAGGCGCAGTCACAGGCAACGTAACGGGTAATGTTACAGGTAACTTAACTGGCAATGTAACGGGTAACGTCACAGCAGTATCTGGCACATCAACATTCAATAACGTAACGATTGATGGCACGTTAGATATGTCATCTGGCACGGTAGGCACTATTACAGGTCTAGCTACTCCAGTTAATCCTTCTGACGCAGCAACTAAAAGTTATGTAGACACCAATGACGCATTAAAACTTAACCTTGCTGGTGGCACTATGTCCGGTGCTATTGCGATGGGTACAAGCAAGATTACAGGCCTTGGTGACCCAACTAGCGCACAAGATGCTGCAACTAAAAACTATGTAGACAATTCTGTTCAAGGTTTAGATGCTAAAGCCTCAGCAGTTGCAGCAACCACAGGCAACATTACATTATCAGGTACACAAACTATTGATGGCGTTGCTGTTATTGCAGGTGACAGGGTTCTAGTTAAAGACCAAACTGCACCAGCAGAAAACGGTATATATGTAGCAGCCGCATCAACATGGGATAGGTCATCAGACGCAAACACATGGGATGAGTTAGTATCTGCCTTTGTATTTGTAGAAGGTGGTACAGCTAACGCTGATAGTGGTTGGACTTGTACATCAGGTGCAGGTGGTACGCTAGGCGTTACAGCAGTAACTTGGGTGCAATTCTCAGGTGCTGGTCAAATCACAGCAGGTACAGGTTTAAGCAAAACAGGCAACACAATCAACGTAAACACAGCATCATCAAGCCGCATTGTTGTAGGTGCAGACGAGATTGACTTGGCTACTACTGGTGTTACAGCAGGTACATACAAATCAGTTACTGTGGATGCCTTTGGTCGTGCTACAGCAGGTACTAATCCTACTACGATTGCTGGCTTTGGCATTACAGACGCATACACCAAAACAGAAATTGACACATCGCTATCAGGCAAATTAAACAATACTGGTGGTACAATGTCTGGTGCAATAGCAATGGCCACCAATAAGATTACAGGATTAGGTGACCCAACAAATGCACAGGATGCAACAACCAAGACTTACGTTGATGGCATATTAGGTAGTGCAACAAGTGCTGCTACAAGTGCTGCTGCTGCGTTAGTAAGCGAGAATAATGCTGCTACATCTGCTTCAAGTGCTACTGCTAGTGCGACTGCTGCGGCTGCTTCTTACGATTCATTTGATGACCGTTATCTAGGTGCTAAATCTTCAGACCCGACATTAGATAATGACGGCAATGCTTTACTAACCGGTGCTTTATATTGGAACACAGTTTCTAATGCGATGAAAGCATACACAGGTTCAGCTTGGGTAGTAACATACGTTCCATCATCAGGATTTTTAACGACTGCTGATATTGGTGTTAGCGTACAGGCTTATGATGCAGACTTAACATCATGGGCTGCTATTACTCCAGCAACTAAACAAGATACTTTAACGTCAGGCACAAACATCAAGACTATCAATAGCACAAGTTTGCTAGGTAGTGGCGATGTTGCAGTTCAAGCGACGTTAGTTTCAGGTACTAACATTAAAACTATCAATAGTACATCTATTCTTGGTAGTGGCGATATAACAACAGGTGATGTAACTTTAACTGGCACACAAACTTTAACCAATAAAACAATTACTGGCTTTAAAGAAACAAGCACAGCATCAAGTTCAAATAACTTTAACCTTGCTAATGCAAACTACTTTACTCACACAGTATCAGGTGCAACAACATTTACTGTAAGCAATACAGCATCAAGCGGTTCTGTATCAACATTAATTCTTAACTTAACTAATGGCGGTTCTGCTGCTATTACTTGGTGGTCAGGCATGAAATGGGCGGCTGGTACTGCGCCTACTTTAACTGCTAGTGGTAGGGATGTATTGGGTTTCTTTACTTATGATGGCGGCACAACTTGGTCAGGATTAGTTCTTGCGAAAGACGTAAAATAAACAAATGTTTTTTGCATATATTTTAAAAGACCCACGAACCAATAAACCTTTCTATGTTGGAAAAGGTAAAGGTAATAGACCGCAGCATCATATTAAAGAAGCAAAAAAAGATGGGTATATAAAGTTTGCCAACAAGCATAAAGTAAATACTATTAGACAAATACTTGATGATGGATTTGAAGTAATTGTTCAAAAAATAGATGCTGATTCTGAAAATGATGCTTTTGAAATGGAAGAATTGCTTATTGCAATGATTGGTAGGCGCGATATTGGAACTGGCATTTTAACCAATCTTACAGATGGTGGTGAAGGAACTGTAAATTCAAGCGTTGATTATTCAGGAAATAAAAACCCAAATTATGGGAAAACTGGAGAATTATCTGCGTGGTTTGGTAAAAAACATACAGAAGAAACTAAAGCAAAAATTTCATTAGGAAATAAAAATAAAATAGTTTCAGAAGAAACTAAATTAAAAATGAGAAAACCTAAATCTGAAGCAGGAAGGCAAGCAATAGCTTTAGCAAGAAAAACATCAAACTATAAACCGTCAGAAGAAACAAAAAGAAAACAATCTGCTGCATTAAAAGGTAGAAAGTTTACAGATAAAACTAAACAAAAAATGTCAGAGGCAAGCAAAGGTGTTCCAAAAAAAGAATATGTGTGTCCACATTGTAATAAAGTTGGGAGAAGCGGAATGATGTATAGATGGCATTTTGATAATTGCAGAACAAAGGGAAACATATAATGGCTGTGAACGACATAGTTATGTCCGCTGCTGGCGGTAGCACAGATGCAAATTATATTGAATCGTGTTTCTCTACTTACCTTTACACAGGTAACGGCTCAACGCAGACTATTACTAATGGCATAGATTTGTCAGGTAAAGGTGGATTAGTTTGGAGCAAAGGGAGAAACAACCCTGGTTACAACCATACGCTAATGAGTACTGCTTATTCAGGAATGTTATTTTCTGACACTACGCAAGGTGCAAATGATTACCCAACTGATATAAATTCTTATAACTCTAATGGTTTTACTCTTAAAGCTTCTACTAATTACGCAAATATAAGTGGCACAACCTACGCCTCTTGGACATTCCGCAAACAACCTAAATTCTTTGATGTTGTGACGTATACAGGGACAGGTAGTGTGTTAACTGTTAGCCACAATCTTGGCGCAGTGCCGGGTTGCATTATTGTCAAGCACACCAATGCATTAGATAACTGGGCTGTTTATCATCGCACTATTGGCAATACTGGTGCTTTGCAGTTAAATTTAACATCAGCAACCGACACAGGTTCTGCGTATTGGAACAACACTACTCCCACATCCACTGAATTTACGGTTGGAACAAATGGTCGGGTTAATGATTCTGGTGGAACATATGTAGCCTACCTATTCGCCCACAATGCAGGTGGCTTTGGCACAAGTGGAACAGATAATGTGATTAGCTGTGGGTCTTATACAGGCAATGGTGCGGCTAGTAATCCGATAACACTTGGCTATGAACCTCAGTGGGTTCTATTAAAACGTACAGATATTACTGGTGATTGGGGTATTCTTGACACAATGCGTGGATGGAGTCATGGAGATGAAGGCGTTTTAAAACCCAATACATCTGGAGCGGAAGATAATGGCAACACAGAAGGTAATCCAACTGCTACTGGCTTTGATATTGGTAACGGGAATTACAACATCAATACCCGAACATACATCTACATCGCTATCCGCAGACCAATGAAAACACCTACGACAGGAACAGAGGTGTTTTTGCCTCAACTTGCAAATACAAGTGCCCCAACATATCGCGCATCATTTACCATTGACATGGTTATGGCTTTGCAAAGAACTGGTGGGTCGCATTATATTGGTGACAGGCTTCGCGGTGCATTTATAAGCGATACCACCAGCACAGCAGCAGAAGCTGCATATGCCAATGAAAAATGGGATTACCAAACGTCTGCACTGGCTTATGCATCCGGCCCAACTTATGAGGTTGGTGAATGCTTCAGACGCGCACCAGGCTTCTTTGATGTAGTGTGTTATACGGGGACGGGTGTTGCTAGAACTGTTAATCATAATCTTGGCGTTATTCCTGAATTAATACTTGTTAAAAGCAGAACAGATGCTTCTAATTGGTTCGTATATAATTCAACTACAGGTAATACAAAATACTTAATATTAAATGCAGACAATATTTCACAAACAGCAAGTACAGTATGGAATAACACAACTCCCACATCAACAGTATTTTCACTTGGAACATCTATTGTAGTAAATAAATCTGCATCCAATTTTGTTGCCTACCTATTTGCAACGTGCGCTGGTGTATCTAAAGTAGGTTCATACACAGGGAATGGTTCAAGTCAGACCATTGCGTGTGGGTTCACAGCAGGGGCAAGATTTGTCTTAATTAAACGGACAGACAGCACAGGCGATTGGTATGTTTGGGATACTGCACGAGGCATTGTTGCAGGTAACGACCCTCACTTATCACTTAACACTACTGCCGCAGAAGTGACTACCGATGATAGCATAGACGCAGCAAGTAGTGGCTTTATAGTCAATCAACTTGCCGCAACCAACATCAATGTTAATGCCGCAACCTACATCTTTTTAGCAATTGCTTAAGGAATAATCATGGAAATTAGAATCAAAGAATCAGGACAAGTAATGTATGAAAGCGAGTTTCGTGCATTATTCCCAAACACATCATTGCCGCTACTTACTGAAACCGTTTTAAATGAGTTAGGTGCGGATGTAGTATTAGAAGGCACACAAGCACAGCCTACACGCTACCAAATAGCTTTTAGAGATGGTGTGCAAGAGATTGATGGCAAATGGTTTACCAAGTATTCTGTTAGCGATTTAGATGCAGATGGTATTGCCGCTAAAGACGCTGAACAAGCTAAATCAGTTCGTGCAGAACGCAATAGTTTAATTGCTGAATGTGATTGGACACAGGTTGAGGATAGTCCAGTAGATAAAGCAGCATGGGCTACTTATCGCCAAGAGTTGCGCGATTTAACTCTGCAAGAAGGCTTCCCATTTGATGTTACTTACCCAACTAAACCTTAGGAATGGTTATGACACCTGAAGAACAGAAAGAACTACACAAGGCAGCATTTAAAGAAGCTATTTCAGAGTGGCTAGACAAACAGTTTGCTACAGTTGGCAAATGGACATTGCGAGGCATCACATCTGTTGCTTTAGGTATGTTTTTATATGCTTATGCTGCTGCACATGGCTGGGTAATAAAATGAAACAAACTATGATTAATCGCATTTGTTTATGTGACCATTGCCGTAAGGCTTTTATCATCAACGAACAAGGCAATGAATCAACGTGTGACAATTGCTTAGCGGAAGACGAACTCACCCACGAGATGATTGACTCTGGTGACCTCATTGGAGTCAATTATGACCGTGCATAACTTATTTGGTGGCGCACAAGACTACTTTGAACACATGATTGGCAAGACCATAGAAGAAGTTGGTATCTTTGATGGTGAGTTAGTTATATTCCTTGATGACTTGTCTGAGGTATGTATCTTTGAGGATATAGATGGCCTGGCGATGCAAATCAATGAACGACCCGAACTGGATGGATAATGCAATTATCAAAGAACTTTAAACTAAATGAATTTACCACATCACAAACAGCAACACGAAAAGGCATTGATAACACAGCACCAGCACCAATCATTGAAAGATTGCGTATGCTGGCTAATACGCTTGAGCAAATCCGTACTTTATTGGGCAATCATTCCATTCGCATATCTAGCGGTTATCGTTGCATTGCTCTTAATCGTGCTATTGGAAGTGGCGATACATCTGCACACGTACAAGGTTATGCCGTTGATTTTACGTGTCCGAACTTTGGTACGCCAAAAGAAGTAGCCAATAAGATTGCACAGTCAGACATTAAATTTGACCAGCTAATCTATGAAGGCACATGGATTCATCTAAGCGTAGACCCACGTAATCGCAGGGATGTTTTAACAGCAACATTTAAAGGCGGCAAAGCTACTTATAGCAAAGGCATTGCATGAAGAAGTGGTACAAGTCCAAAACATTATGGTTTAACGTAGCTGTTGCTATAGGCGCAGCAATTGAAACATCGTTGACGCTAGTACAAGGTTACTTTGACCCACGTGTGTTTTTAGCTTTGATAGGTTTAACGGCAGGCGTTAATGTTATATTGCGCTTTCTTACTACAACAGGTGTGACTAAATGATACCGTTGACGTTTAACTTTAAACACGCATTGATTGCTGGTACTATCTTTGTAGCCTTTAGTGCTGGCTGGACAGTCAATGGTTGGCGGCATGATGCTAATCTAAAAGAAGCATTACAAGATAAGGTAGAACTACAAAAAGCGTATGACGATTATGCCCGTGAAGTTGCAGCTAAGTTTCAGAATCAACAAGCAGCCCAGACAATTGTTTATCGTGATTTAAAAAGAAAGGTTAAAGATGTTACGGATAACAGGATATGTTTTGCTGACAACAATGCTTTGCAGTTGTGGAATGATGCCCTTACAGGTATGCCCAACACCACCACAGGAACTGCTAAAACGACCACCTCTGCCAGTACCGCTATTACAGATGAGCAAGTCATTACCAACGCAATAGAAAACTTTGAACAAGCTAAAGCAATGCGTGACCAGCTTAATGCTTTAATAGACTGGTACGAAACTAATCGTTAATCATACCTATGTCGCACGTGTGACGTTCTATCTCACCGTACTCTTTGTGTAAGATAATAGCGCACATATCACGACCAGCACGGTAGCCTTGTCCTTGATGCCAGGCATCTCTAGCTGCCAATGTTCTAAAATACTCTACTACGCCACCGTGATACTCTTTAACGTCTTTGTGGTGTACGTGACCAACATACCAATACCTAAACTTAGACTTGCCCCATTCTTCAGACTTGTCTGCTGCCATAATAGACAACATATCTTTACCTTTAACGGTATCGCCATGCGTAGAACCTATCAGCACTTTGCCAAACGTGTAGTACCAGCATACTGATGGTGACAAATCAACTTCCATACGTGGTTCGTTATGAAAGTAACAGCTAATCATCAATGCTAGTGCGTAAGATGAATGGCCATCGTGATTTCCTTTGTTAATACGGAAGACCACTTTCTGGTGCTTCTCAAGCAATCGTTTTAGGCAGTAAAGCATAGCACGTAAACCTACTTGCTGCACCTTTGCCCATCTACCATCTACGTCTAGCTGATGACCTGAAGCCGTTATATTCTTTTGGTTGTCTGCATGGAACATATCACCAAGATTTAATAGCAATGCTGTGTGTGAATTAGGTGAACTTGCGATAAGTCTGTCTATTGCGCTACAGGTTAGTTTCTCTGCAATGTCTAGGTCAAAGTCATCGCCAGCATCTTGATGCCAGGCATATAATCCAAAATGCGGGTCGCCCATAGGAATGACTGTAAGAATGTTGTCAGAACTGATTGCTGGTGCTGGTGTGATTGGCGCTAGACCTTTGATGTCTTCTGCTAAATCTGCTACAAAGTTTCGCACCATCTCTTCTAGCTTGCTGTCCTGTACGCGAG